ACTAAATGTTTAGCTCCTTTAATTAAACTTAAATGACACGGGTCTATTTTTATTTCTACAGAAGTAGCTCCTTCATATCCTGCTTCTGTAAAGGTTAGATTATTGGTTTTTTCTCCCCCTGGATTCCATATAACTATACCATCGATACATCTTCTTCTGGTAGTTATTAATACCCCTCTACCATTGCAGACTGGGCATCTGCCAACTACAAAATAATTAGGATCACCAGGGCTAAGCTTACTTACACCGCTGCTAGTTCTGTTCACTTTATCATAATAGCAAGCTGGGCATTCTCTTTCTATATCGGCTAAGTAAACAGCTATACGCCGTCCCAGTCCCTTGGCTAGGCGTTTCCATGTCTTTCTAAATTTCTTTTTATTGATTTTTATACGCCTTGACATATAGCACCTTCTATGTATTTTATGTAGTCGAACATCTCAACCGCTCAGAAATCTGATCTGGCTTAGCTCTCAATAAAATAGTAGATAACAATCGTTCAGGAATACTATCAGGCCTAATCCTAAGTAAAACAGTTGATCTATCTCTGGTACTAATTTCAACATAAGACCTAGTAGCTACGCAATCATAGCATGTAGGGTCCGCTAAAAAACTAGCTAGTATATCGGGTATAAGATTGCACGGACCTGATCCCCAGCCCCACGTAGTTATCGCTCCACAACATGATCCAAATCCCCATGTGCTTATCCCCATCATTAACCGCCTTTAGTTCTTTTTGCATCATCATTAGATTCTTGTAATATATCAGTGTCAGTTTTATCAGTAACATCCCATTTAAATAAGACTGTAGAGCTGTCATCATCATATAAAACCCAGTTGTCAGTGTCTCCGTCAAAAAGTTCTAAACGATTGGTAAGTATTTTTCTAATCAAGGCTGTTCTCAACTCTACATTATCACTAACCAGATGTATATTGTTGATTATATCACCATATTCACCTGTAACTGCATCTTTATATCTAGCTATATTTGGTAATGTAACAGCATCACTCAGTATTGAATAATCTTTTGTTATATCAAACCCAACAAAATCATATACATAAAAGCCATCACCGACTTCACTCATAGCCGCACCACTAATAACTATGGCTTCTGTGTCTATATCTCTTATCGTAATTATAGGACTAAGTCCAGTAATAGGAGCACCACTAGCATCAAAATAAGTTGTTATAAACATTAAACAGACTCTCCTGGTAATAGTACTGTTCTGGATCTATATAATTCCAACTCACCATATCCATAACTATCATTATCAGTATCTGGCACAAACACTTCTACACATAATTTATAATTTTCTGGTATAGCATTTTCAGTAGCACTTTCTGTATTTAACTCGTCTCCCATGGGACAATCACCATAAAAATGATGCTTGTTTACATATCTAACAACTGTTACATCTCCATTAGCCTGTGCAGGCGTACCGTCTCTGTTAAGATAATATTGACCATTTGGACATATAATATTAAAATTCATATAAGATCCTTTTTTAGCGCCATGAAAATATATAGTTCCTTCTTTCACGTAAACCGGATCCAAAAAATTAATTTTCAAACATTTGCCTTTATATCCAGCTGGGGCTATTCCACTAGCCATTAAATCATCATCATTTGAAAAATCCCACACAATTTCTTTACCATCACCAATTCCACTAGCAGTGTCTCCAGCCATTGTGAATATAGTTTGATATCCAACTGGTCTACTGTTAGACATAACTATAGGCCTTCCATCAGCCATTGTAGGAGCTGTAGTAACAGGCAAAGCTGTTCCATCATGGGCGGCCACCACACCACTAAGAGTTGTTATATCCTCAGCAGTAAGAATGTCTAGGAACCATATATCACAATCATCTACACTAGTGTTTATATAATCCAGTACTCTCGTAATACTAGATGCTTGTATCTGAGACGTTAATGCTGTTGATTCTACTGCACTATTAGGAAAATCATTTGATACACTATAAGTATATTTTGCAGACGCCATTACGAAACCCTCCAAATTTCTAGTCTAGATCTTCTTATATAAGTTGTCATATAGCTTTCATCGCACTTAAAATCTAAATCTATATTGTTCACACCAGATAATGATATATGTTTAAAACCACTACGAGACCAATAATTGTTATCATTATCAGGCTCGGTATGATCTTCTCCCAGCGTAGTTGTATTATTTAATTCAACTCTAATAACCCCTCTTTTATCTTGATCACCGGTTTTAATTTCACCATACCATCCTATTCGGTAGGTTCCAGATGGCAAACTACTAGTAGTTAATCTTAATTTCTGTTGATATGATTCGCTAGTAGTGGATGACTCGCTGTCAGAAGAAGCTTCCTGAAATTCAGATCCAAAAACTATAGCGCTATTACTACCACTTACAGTTATAGTAGCAACTCCGCTTCCTGAATCACTAACTGACACCCCATCTCCAACAAAATTCAAAGTGGTGTGAGGCGTGTTATTTATATTAGACCCTTCGTCCTGCAAATTTATACTTGTACCAGATCCAGTATCCCCTTTATCTCCTCTTATTCCCTGTAGTTTTGTTATGGTTAATGTACCATCAGCAAAAGTAGAAGCTGCATCCGGACCACTATATTTTAATTGCAGAGATATAAAATCACCGCTAGAAAGAGTAGCAATAAATGTGTTTGACAAATGGCTATAAACATCTGATCTAGCATCAACAGAAGTGTCGCTAAATGATGTAGACAATGCGTGTGAGCCGTTTAATACGGACGTGTCATTTTTACGTATCTGACCATGAACATCAGTAACAGCCGCCGTAGTTCCAGCATCTATATCAAAATTATATGTAATTAAATATGTTCCATTCGATTTTATATCTATACGATCAGTATTTGTATCGTTGTGCTCTATAGATACACTATCAGTTTCTTCGTCCGTAATATCAAACGTTATATCAACATATGAGCTAGTAAGAGTATATGTAGTAGTTCTCCTGGCCTGTACAGCAGCAAGCGTACTAGATACTGATTCTCCACCAGAACTGCCTGACACTGTCACTACACCACTAGAAGTTTGTTCCACCATGTCGAAATTAGCAAAATTTATGGCTTCAAAAGGCGATCCAGTCACTAAAGTTCCATCTTTGTATATATTAAGAGTAGACCCAGCACCGGCAGGGCCTATAGCACCATCGACGCCATCATCGCCTTTCATACCCTCTAGTTTTATAACAGTAACAACTATATCAGCTCTTGCATACCCATCTCCAGGATTACAGTCGGCATCAAGTTGTAAAGTAATAAAGTCTCCAGCACTTAACTCAGCTATAAAATCATTACTCATTTCATCAGTATCATTAGAATCTTTAACCCACATCCAACTACCAGAAACCACTGTAGCATCATTTATATGCATTCTGGCCTGAAATGTAGCTGATGCTATTGGGTGAATAGGCATTGTATAGGTTATTTTATAGAACCCATCTTCTTTAATCAATATCCTATCTGTATTTGTATTATCATGTTCAATTATATCTGGTTTATTTTCTATATCAGTTACATTGAATGTTATATCTTCCCAAGTTGTGTTAAAAGTATAGTCAGTGGTTCTTCTTATTTGTAAACAAGGTAAGTCTCCAACACTCAGAGCTCCGGATATAGACACAACAGCATCGTCAACATATCCTTTAGTAGCTAGATCATACTCTTCTATTGGATATACACCAGATACAGTAGTGTCAAATCCTATGTTACTAAGAACATTACTAAACTGTACGCCTGATTCTGTGGGAATTACAGTTACAACATAGTTTTGTGACCCAGTATAAGTTGTAGGGGTATCCCTGAGATCTATAAAATAATGATCTACGTCTTTTGAATGTCCTGGTTCTCTTAAAAATTTATCAATATATTCTGGCATTATTTCTCTCCCCCATACCTTTTACATGCTATATCTTAAATAAAAATTATACTTATAGATAGCAAACTGGTCTATTTGGATTAGTAAACCTCTATTGTTAGATGCCTTTATAAAATGATTGTAATCAGTTCTTTTGTATTTGCCAACTTTGTCTAGCGCGGCTCTTTTAATTGTATTGGTATTAGCAAAATTAATATCATCAATTACAAACAAGCTACCGTCTTCTAAGACTTCAGATATGATAACGTTTATATTCCATGTAGTGGCGTCTGGTACCCATTCTAATCTAGATCCTTCCACTGTTAGATTAAAATTACCATTATCCCAATAAGACGTCCTGTAAATATCACAATTACAACTTTCACCAGATTCTATAACAAAAAGTTGAGGAGCATCAATAAAAGTGGTTGAAGTTTGATAATAACCAGTGCCAGTAATAGTAATATTCTCTCCCCAATCATAATATAATTCTGTAGATTCATCAACTGTCAATCCAGAGACAGTAACAGTGAGTGGAAAAGATGTGGCTGATAAAACATCTAATACTATATGTGAGCTATAGGCTGGCTCAGCCGGATATTTCGGCGTGTTATTTAAAACTTTATTACTATCTGTTTTAATGTTCCACCCTATTAAATTAGCTGTACCATTAAACGTAGGAAATTCGGACCACGATAAATATTTGGATTGATGGCTATCTGCACTATCTACATATTCTTTGGTAACTAAATGATCTGGATCTGTAGGGTATACACCACTTACTGTACCAGTAAATGCGCGAGTTCCGTCGACCAGTGAGTATTGCGTATGATCATCATCCCCCAACCCGGCCAAATCTCCATGATCTATTCCTCCAGCTTCCATACCACTAACTGTAATTGTATTACCGGCATCGTCATAAGTAATAGTAACCGTGCCTGTACCAACCATTATATTACCAACAGCGTCCTGCGCCAACTCGTCAGTATATTGTGTTGGAAACTGAGATACAAGATCACCAGATATAGTTGTTATCTCTGATTCTGTAAAATACCTATCATCATGAATATGCTCTGTACTTGCGTTACTAACCCCGCCTGCGCTTGTAAGATTTGTATGCTCAGAGGACGTCAAGTGATAGTATTCATTGGCTGTTCCGCCTTGTATGCTCAACAATTCATTATGTTCATCTAGCACACCGCTAATACTAGCTATTGCATCATCTACATAAAATTTAGTAGTAAGATGATCTGGATCTATAGGACTTACACCACTTACTGTGCCAGTAAATGGCCTACTGCCATCAGCCAAGCTATATTGAGGATGGTCATCATTGTCCAAATCTGCCAGCGCGCTGTGATTTACACCAGACACAACTACTGATCTTGGTACCCACATACTACCACTTGATCCATCTGATATTATAACATAATCAGCTGGTACATTTGCAGTAGGAAGTTCCGCTGGTGTGGGTGGGTGTACTCCACCATGAGCAGCTACAATAGCATTTAGTAAAGTTACTTCAGGAGCTGACAAAGTAGTAGCAAAGAATATATCTAAAGAACTGGTACCGCTTTGGTAGTTTATATTAGTCAGCGTGGCTGTTATACCGGTTTCAGCTAGTATTTCGTCTCTTAGTGTCCCTACAGCGACTGGGCTTTTTGTATAATTATAAGTAGCCATTACTGAGCCCTCCAAAATTCTAATCTAATGTTTTTAATTCTAGATGTAGCCGAGATATTACTAGTAGCAAAATCAAGATCTATATAATGAGTACCAGATGCTATGGTGCTATAAAAAAAGCCTGTTATACTAGCAAAATAAGCAACATCTACATATGGAGATATTACTACTTCAAATAAAGTCTCTGTATCATCTAGTTGTACTCTAGCCAAAAACTCTCTATTCAATTTATCTTGAGTCCAGTTAAAATTCCAACCAATCCTATATATACCAGCTTCAATACCACCACCATAGGTACCAGAAACAGTTAAACTTAAAGCCTGCACATATGAAGTACTAATGGTTTGTTGTTCAGCAGCCTCTATTGCAAAATGAAATTGTAAACCAAATAAAACAGATTCAGCAGAAGCCGAAGCTTGAAATCCTGAGTCCAAATAATTTCTAGTGACCAGATGATAAGGCTGTGTCGGATCTATACCAGAAACAGTACTAGTAAACCCCCTACTTCCATCTGTAGGCACATATAAATTATGATCATCACCATCTAAACCTAGTAGATTAGCATGATTAGAATATAAAGTTATCTGATTTTGTAAACTACCAGAAGCTACTCCTATTTGATCGTCCACATAAAATCTGGGCGTGAGATGATAGGATTGAGTAGGAACTACGCCACTGATAGTAGTAGTTAATCTTAAATCTTCTATAGAGCTATCCCAAAACAGCTCGGAGTCTAGATCATTTCCGAAAATAATCTTGTCATTATCAGTTATAAATATATCATTGGTTCTAATTTTAACCATTTCAACCTCCGTCGTTTTAGACCGCTGCCGGGGGCTTTAAGCCCCCAGCAACCAAGGTTTTATTTAATTTTATGCGTCTTCTATTATCATCCAGTTCAAAACATAGTTACTCGAATCCGTGTCGCCCATGAACGTCACAGTAAAGCCAGTTGAAGACTTAGCCGTAACAATAAAGGCATATATACTCGGGGGACTATCTGTAATATTCTCAAGAGTTGCGTTCACTGTGTAATTAGTGGTTCCCAAATCTGCAAAAGTAACAGCAATAAAAGAAACCCCATTACCTATAGACGTCCTCCCATGTCTATCTATTCCACCAGATAAAGTTACATCATCTACGTACTGTTTAGTTGTTAAATGATAATCTTGTACCGGATCAACACCGCTTACTGTAGATGTAAATCCACGAGAACCGTCTCTTGGCACTAACGCCGGATGATCGTCACCTTCTAACCCAAGAAGTAGTCCGTGATCAATAGTAGAAGCTAGTTCTGGGCCAGTCGCTCCACTAATAGTAAGAGTATTACTAGGATCATCATACGTTACTGTCACTGAGCCTGCTCCTACCGTAAATCCTCCAACTACATCCTGAACTTCTTCAGCAAAGTCAATAATCTCTTGAGCTGAATGAGGGGACCCGCTAATAACTATTACATTACCTGGATCATCATAAGTCACAGTTACAGTACCAACTCCAGTCAATGTTGCTCCCATAACATCTTGAACTTCTTCAGTGAAATTGATAACATCTTGAGGTGTGACAGCGCCACTAATCGTTATAGAGTTACTAGCATCATCGTAGACTACTGTTACACCGCCTAATCCTGTAATTATAGTACCAACAGCGTCCTGAGCCTCTTCATCAGTATATCTTTGAGCTATTATATCTCCACTAATCGTAGTTATTTCTACTTCTGTAAAATATCTATCATCATGAGTATGTTGATCACTTGCATCTTCTACCCCACCTGTATTAGTTACACTAGAATGCTGATCAGATGTCATATGGTAGCGTTCAGTAGCATTCCCGCCTTGTAGACCAGATAAATTATTATGAGTTATTGTACTACCCAGCTTTACCCATGATGTACCATTATATACATAATTAGTATCTTCATCTTCTACCCAAGTAGCAGCTCCTTCGTTTACTGGATCATTTACCCACTGAGCTCCATCCCATTCATAAATCTGATCTATAGTCCAGCCACCACCAGTGACGGAAGCAAGATATCTATTACCGAGAACCTGTACACCAGAGGCAACTGGTACTATATCTAATACAGATTCTTTCCAATCCAGCCCCTGAACAGCCATATCAACATATTGTTTAGTAGTTAGATGCTCTGGTTCTGTAGGATCTACACCAGATACTGTTCCAGTAAACGCTCTCAAACCATTAGCTAAACTATACTGTGGATGATCATCATCAGATAAACCAGAAATAGATCCATGATCAATGTCGGTAGTTAAATTATGAGTATTAATCAACTCATTATGATCAATTCCGCTCTCAATAACATAAAGAGCGCCGCCACCAGTTACACCAAGAGATGCTCCAGATATTGTCAATGCAACATCCTGTACGGTAACTTTTAGTGGGGCAGTAGCAGTCATCAAATACTGCATATGGTCATTATCACTAAGACCACTTAACGCACCATGATCACTAGAAGGAGTGACAGTGCCTGGAAGTGGAGCTGACGACCTAAAATCACCTATATCAAGTATCTTAGCAACCCTATCACCGCCAAATGAATCGGCAGTTTGTATAAGTATTCTATATAACAATTTCATTTCCTGGAATGGTAAAGTTCCAAAAGAAAGACTTGAAAATGAACTATTATCTCTAGCATCTTGTAGATCTGTATATTCTGCTTGTCCCTGTATAGATATAACCGGATCAAGCAGACTGTTAGTAGCAACAATATAATAGGCCATTATTCCAGAATTAGTTGTTTCAGCCTGAGACCAAGTACCAGCAGTGTCTAGGTTATAATTGACCCTTCCAGAAGCAGTAGTATTCTTAAATGCATAATCCGTAGCCGCGTCCCATGTCCAAGGACCAGACGCTCCATCTCTATAGAATACTGGTATCTTACCTGGATCTGTCAAGTCCTGCTCAAAATCTGCGCTGCCAGTACCAACAAGTACAGATATTGGTATATCTTCGTCCCTGATCGTACCTATAGATAGTCCAAAGGTTACAGCTGCATTAGTATCTGTGTCTAACGTATATCCAAGAATACCGAACCCAGACGTATATGCCGTGCCTCTTGTAGTGTGTAAATAAAGATGAGTTTCTTCATCCATTTCTATACCATGTCGTTCTTCAGCAATCAAACCACTAGCCGTAGCGACATTCCAAAGCACGTAAGCTATTGGAGCAGTAGTCGTTAAATCCCATGGAGTCGTAGAGTGGGTAATATCACCGGTCGAATTATAATAAACAAAATGTACACCATCAACATTAGTAATAACTTGTGAATCTCCAGCGCTAGTATATCTATCACCTTCTACATAATACGCAAAATCACCACTAGTACCAGTTACCGTTACTGTCATAGTACTAGAATCAAAAGAAATAGCACTATCGGTTCTATTTACGAAACCGTTTGGCAGAACTTCATATTGTTCATCTGTCATATGGTAATGATTAACAAAAGTACCACCTTGTATATTCAGCAGTTCATTATGTTCGTTTAGCGCGCCACTAATATTAGTTATTGCATCGTCTACATAAAATTTAGTAGTAAGATGATAAGGCTGTATTGGATCCACGCCAGAAAGTGTACAAGTTACTCCCAATTGATCGGCTATTCCATCGTAGTACATAGAACAATCTAGATCTGTACCCCAAGTCACATTCTGGCCATCTTTAAGTCTTAAGTCACTATTAGTAAATTTAGCCATGATTCATTTTCTCCTTATTATTTATTGTATTTCCGTCCATGCGAGATCAGGATCAAATCTTATTACATCTGAAGCAATTGCTACTCCAACTGCTTGAACAATTTCGCCCGTGTTTGTAGGAGCAGTATTGGATAAAGCACCATCTACCGTGGAAAGATATATTATATTTCCTGGTGTCCAAGACCATATGCCTTTTTTTACTATACCTTTCCATAATATCTTTTTTATACCAGTACCTGCTTCAAGAGCTAAAGCAGTACAAGGAAAACTAGTACTACCACTAGCCGCGGTGGTTTGGGCCCAATGACCATTACTTTTCATATATAACGGAGTCACTCCACCAACAGGATCATTCAAATCTACTATCATAGTAGATATTTCTCCACTCCATCCTACCGTAAATCCAGACACCACAAGTCCACTTGGAGTCGTATTCAATTCTATACTGTGGTTACCTAAATCTAAATCCCCTCCTAATTCCGGTGATTCATCATCAATCACTGCCTCTAAATAATTACCTCCGTGTAATCCAGATGATGTAGCATACCAGTTTAAAAAATAATTATTAGAATCAATATTACCAGAATAATGGACCTTAAATCCGTTAACAGTAGTTTCTGTTATTGTCATTCCATATTCTGAAGCTGGAGAATCTATTTCATTTTCTAAACTTACTACCAAGGCATAATCATCTGCTGTAAAAGGACTAACAAAAGAAACCGAAGTTTCAATATCATTTAAACTTATTGGTTCTTTACCAGATTTATTTGTGCCCAACAAAGCATCTATTTCGGATCTAGTGTAATACGATGTACATAATGATGTGACTGTTCCTGAACATATAGACCAATGCAAAACATAATTATCAGAATCTATGTCTCCAGAATAATCTACTGTAAATCCGGTCGGTGTTACATTAGTAATACCATGCCCATAAATAGATGATTCATCGTCTACTTCATTCATAACATCTGTGATCAGTACATACTGATCGTTTGCCATAGTCAATGGTAATGAAACTGTAGTAAAAGTAGATCCACTAATTATAGGCTCTCTACCACATATAGTAGAAGAATCAGCGCCTATGTGTGTATGATGCAGATGCTGATCAATAGTTTCTAATGCTTTCTGCACATCATCATCAGCTACTGACAAAACACCGCTAAAAGTAGCGGTGCTAGTATAAATCGCAGAAGCTGGATGATCTTGGTCAGTAAGTCCTGTCAACAGACCATGATCACTAACTCCTGGTGCTCCTCCAATTCCACTAGCAACTGTCCATACAAGAGTAGATGATGGTCCAGTTGATGTGAGAACAGTGCCAGAAGCTCCAAGTGCTAATTCCTGTACATTGCCAGAGTTGTCAGAATAAAATATCTTGTCAACACCAGCATAATGATCTAAAGTATTAGTCATTGAATGTAAGCGCACATGAGATAAATCTACAGCATTTCTAATTTCACATGCTGTAGAAATGCATCCGCTACCAGTGCTTACATTTTCAGCACAAGATACGCATCCATTCTCATCAGGATCATAAACGGATTTACGCATATATATTTCTGGCGTAATAGTTCCGCTAATAACACCGTCTGCACCAGATCTTTTGGAGGGGGTATTAGGACATTGGACAATTAGATCTCCGTTTTTATCAGAGACACTAAATGTTAAAAGAGGGGTTGTTTCATCATCATCGTATAGAATCCAGTTATCTGTATCACCATCAAAAAGTTCAAGCCTATTAGTTTGAATTTTTCGTAATAAGTTAGTCCTTATATCAACTACACTAACAGTAGATTCTATAGTGTCTAGGACTTCATTATATTCGCCACTGGACGCGTAGGTATACCTCTCCACACCAGACAAGGTCACGCTGTCGCAAATTATTGCATAATCTCTTTCGGGGTTATACAGGGAGAAGTCATATCTGTAAAAACCGTCACCGTGTTCTGACATCAAACTTCCAGTTACAACAACAACTGCGGTTTCTACATCTCTAATTCTAACTAAGGGCGATAGCCCGGTCGCTGGCTCCCCATCCCGCGTGAAGTGCGCCAGTATCCACATATGAATATTTACTCCATTTAGGGTTTATGTCTTAATCTAATAATACACCTTCTAAACCAAGCATACAACTTCGTATACATTCTTTTATTAAACCATCTAGTTGTTTTCTAAGACGTTCTATAACTCTTCCCCTTTCCCTTAAAATACCAGCTCCCCCTGATGGATCATAAACGGTCTGATCATCTCTGATCATAGCAAAGTCACCTATAGTATCAGATATGAGTGCTCCTTCTAATAAATCTATAGCGCCTTGTAACATTAAATGATCTTGGGTTACACAATCAGTGGTAACCATAGGCGGTATCATAGCATTACAATAAGCATTATATAATTGTATATCAGAAAACTCAAAAGTATGATACCATATTTCTATAATATCAGTACTGGCTAAAGTTCCACTAAAAGTTAAGTACTGATACCCATTAACGACTGGATTATCAAGAGTTGTAAATTCTGTTCCATTAACAGTAATAAATAATGGCCATCCTTTTTCATCAAGGTCTATGGTTTTGTCGTCATCAAGTATAGCCGCTGATTCACATTCGGTATCTGTTGTACCATCTATATATAAACGACCCAATCCTTTTATACCACCTATAAGTTGGCGCATTTTTAGTATAATGGTATCTTCAGTAGCCGTAAAATCAAATTCTTCGGGATAGGTAATGCCATGAAATAATGCAGGAGCTGTACCATGAGTCGCGTTTGACAATGCGCTTTCAGCAGATGTTGTTGTATTAAAAAAGGAAGATCTATACCATGTACCAGTTGTCCCGGCGGTATGATTATATGTATACGTTGAGACACCAGCAACTAGTAATATGGAGTCTAGAAATGTATAAGTACCATTTTCTGTATCAGATGTATAAATATAAATCTTGTCATATAAACTTATAACAACACTTATATTACTGACTTGTATAGTTAGTTTTATCATACTTGCCTCTTATTTATGATACTGTTGTTTCTTCCCACGCATTGTAAGTTATAGAATATGTATAGGTAGGCCACTGTTGTACATAGTTAGTTCCCGATACAGTTTGACTATATTGTTTACCCCGCCAAACCTCCTCAATCCTAACTAAATTGTCATTAGAATCATGATATGTAGTTATAGTGGGATTATATCCTTCATGGCCTACAGCCGTACTATAAAATTTTGGGGATTGTAAGTTTCTATTATAGTTTTTAGGTACTAAAGGCATTAATATTACCTCCTAGTAAGTTCTAGCTCAGATATTCTCTTCCTTATCATCCTAACCAATGTGTCCTTATTAGCCATCTTATTAGCTTCGGATAAAGCGTATTTCATAAGTTTTAAATCTGTTATTTTCTTCAATTGTTCTCTAGCCATTCTAACCGACATAGAAGTAATATCGGAAACCTCCATATCCTTTTTAAGAATTGGAGATGTCAACATGTCATTATTTCTTTTAGTAGGCTTGTCTTTTATTTCGGGCTCTATTTTATCATTTTCAACTACTTCCCATATAGCAGTATCTCTTAGTTTAACTTGCCGCAGCCATTCCACAAAAGGCTGACCTTCTTCTAAATTATGCTTTTCACCATATTGTTTAAACAATTCATCCAATGGTATTTTATGCCCAGGTCCGATAGACCTTTTCATAGCGTGTCGCCAAACTGAACTTTTATTTCTTATGTATCCTTTCATTTACCTTGTCCTCCATTTATATTTCTATTCCTTGTCCAAACCAAAATTATCATGGTTCGAATCAAATCTATCGATGATGAAATGTAATACATTGGATAATCTATGTAGTATAAGCCCTATAAAAAACAACGCCAGTATATGTGGTAGTGTATTAATCGTGAATAAATAAAACATAGCCGTACAAAACAGGCTTACCCACACCGACGCGCAATAGGGACAATCTACTATGTTATGAATAAATTTTAAAACTTTATAATTACTGTTAAATAAAAATTCTCTGATTGGGCTGAATAATTCCGATTTAGTAATTAAGTTAGTAATAGCTTCAATCAAAATTATAACAGCTATAATAGTTAAAGCTAAATTCATAATTTCCTCATTTATAAAAGGCGTGCCCGCCTTATAGCGGGACACGCCGTATTATAGCAATTATTATAGGGATCTGTCAATAATGCCCATACCAAGCATACGTGGGTCTAAACATGCAAATCCAATTTCTTCCCAACCAAAGAAACCAGCTTTCTGGACTCTAAGTAGGGTTGGATCATCATATGCCTCATAATCTTTACGAATAGGCATTACCAATGAATCATTAACACTAAGGTCAAAACCGATAATCTGAGTTTCTCCTAGTGTTGCAACTGTACCATCAGCAGATGTGATATTAGGATTGTCTAAGGTATATCCATTAAATGCCTCAGTACCAGTATCAGCAAGAAACTTGCCAAAAGCTGAAGTACTGCCATTAATGTTATATAGACCAGTAGCTCCAAGATGCTGAAGTTCAGTAAGAGACACATTCCATATACTACCCATACCACCAGCCTGAAATATTTCTCTTCTTGTTACAGGATCTATGTCCGTATCAGTCCACTCACGGATGTCGGCTGCATCTTCAGGTGAAACATAAAGATCGGTTAATGTACGCCCGATTCTCCTAAAACCAACTATCATTTTATTGATAAGTTCCTTTGAAAGATACCCAGCACCAGTAGATGCCGGATTAATTTCATAAATAGGAGCTGGGCGTGAACCAAGCAGACCCTTACCAAAAAATAGTGAGGTGGCGGCAGGTAAAATTACTCTCCAACCACTTTCCTCTTCATAATCTGAAATAGCTTTAGCTGCCTTCTCAGCAGCCCTTGCCGCAATGTCAATTCTCGAATCCCTAGCGTAGGTGAGTTTCCAGTCGCCAGAAGCATCAATGGTAAATGTAGGAACATATACTTCCTCTCCTATACCTTCTATAAAGTTCTGTGCAACATAACCAAGACCAGGCAATACCCAAACGGGACAAGCATTGTTACTTATAATAACCTCAGCTTTACCTGTTAGGCGGCTATTCATTTCTGAATAACTCTGTATGTCTCCATACAGTTCGGACTATATCTTCACATATAAACAATGTGCTTAGCATGTAGTCTCTGGGGCTCCTTTAATAACTATTATTTAATATACTAACTTTTTGTACTATATCAAACACATCTTTAGTGTTATGCCTATTAATTTTTTTAGCATCAATATATTCTTTCATCAAGTTGAGTTGTTCTTGTTTAGCAAAAATTTTACCGTTCAACTCACGTATCAATATTAATAGATCGTTGAATTCTTTTACTAAAATACTATAATGGAATTTATAACCATTCTTATCTAATTTTTTCGATGCCTTAGATTTTACAGTGTCGATATAATATTTTATACAATATTTATTATATAGCTCTATAATATTATTTTTAGCCGTGTCAGATCCAGTAGTAACTTTAATCCATGGCTGTATTTTGGTGTATATATATTCTTTATGCTTATATTTAGATCTTCTTTTGGTTACACTAAAATATACACTCCCATCACCATCAATCATACCACCTAACCAAGAAAATGTATAATTTCTATGCCCATTATCATAGTTATAATTTAAATTCAATAATTTTAATTTTTTATAGATATACCTCTGTACATCGTTGTAAGGAGTATTTTTATATTTCCAACCATAATCATTCACATAATTCATTCTATCAATACAAAAATTTTTAATTAATTCCAATTGAGGTCGCCGAACAATACAAAAACTTAACCAAAGATCCACAAACTCTATACATTTAGAAAGTCTTTGTATTGTAATACGCTTAGCATCTCTACCAATAGACGCTTTCATATTTCCTATATAGTGATTTATATTGTTATTATATAAAATAGATGCGCACAACTCAATTAAATTAAATCTAGTATTGGTGAATGTTATTCTAGGCTGAAGTTGTAATTTACCCTTGTAAGTACTTTCATAAATATTTACACCAAAATCAGAATCTACTAAACCTGCAAAATAATTATTATTAGTTATTAAAGTTGCCTGCTGATTGTCCATATATCCTCCTTATTATTACCATATCAGTAAAGGACGGCTTTAGAAGTTTCCAGCATACAGCTAAGTTATGAGACCCCCGTAATTTTGATCTCAAAATCTTCTGCCACCGGATAACTGGCTTGGGCTCCGGGTCCTAGTCTTTCAACAGCAAATAGCTGTCTCATAATGGATTCTCTCTCTACAGCTTGAAGGATTGGAGTAGTCAGTGCTTGTGCGAAGGCTCTATAAGCCATAAGCCCTTCAGGGGTATTAATAGCAGCAGTAGCCTTAAACAGTTCTTGCATTTCTTTTCTTTCCATAACCTAACTGTCCTCCCTCAAGTAGTTTTGGATGCACTATACGTGCTTTGATCCATACTTCTTCTCTTGATTTATTTATTTTTAAACTAAAAGTTTTACTCTTATTGGATAAAGTGTAGTATTAGCTACATTAGCCGCAACCTGTGCAGCACTAGCGCCTTTCATTACACGAGCAAGTATACCGCCATCAGCGCTTGTCTGAGTATTTTCATCAGCTGAATCATCACAAAGCTGTGATGCGAGAGACTGAACTACATACATAGCTTCACCAACATTTAAAGCTCCAGTTGCAGTATAATGAATGGTATCCCATACGCCCAGATGGGCAACACCTACTGGAGCAGCTTTTGTACCATTTATTACTCCACTTGAATTATAACTAGGCTGTGCTATTACATCAGAAGATCCAAGATCCCCAGGCATAAAAAACCCAGCCGGATGAATTGAATGATATCCAGTCTTAACCTTCTGCATTAAAAAACCAAATGCACGCTTGTTTTCGTTGCCAGTATAGATTTTTACAATAGAATCAGTCTGACTATCATCCAAATAACACACAGAACCTGCATACGCCAAAACAGCGCCAGCTCCAGTAGTAGTACTGGTGGAATTAAACTGGCAGAATTGGTTTTCAATAACAGGATGTCTAGGAATAAACATGATTACCTTTCCTCCTTAAAAAATTTTTCAGGCGATTACTCGCTCTTACTTGCAAACTTCTTAGCCATAGCTTTGCCTAATTCTCTATATTTAGCAATAGTATTTTTATCAGGCATAACTTCCATGTTAAGAGCAGCAGCAACAGCGCGCATCGGATCAATAGAATCTTCAGAATCGGCAGCAGCCTCTTCCTCATTACCTTCTACTTCAGCTTCCAATTCTGAAGCATCTTCTTCGATAGTTTCCTCAGCAGTTTCTTCTTTGGAAGATACTTTCTTTTCAGCTTTTACTTCTTGTTCTTCACTAGTAGACGTTTCTAGCTCGGCAATAATAGCTTTGCGCAACTCAACACGATCTGTCTTATATGTCGAGAATTCTTCGTCTTCCATTTCACGAATCTTAGCAACCTGATCTTTTTTAGCTTTTTCTTCAACAACAGCTACGCCATCAGATACGAGCTCTTCATACCTAGCTTTTGCAAGCTGGTCTTTTTTCATATTCAAAAGCTCTTCTTCAGCCGTCTCCGCTCTTTTAGTTAATTCTGCCTTTTCAGCTTCAAAGTCAGATGTTGCTTTCCCAAGATTCTCGTCAAGCTCTTTGTTTTTGTCAGTCATCTCCGAAACTAGAATTTCTAACTCTTCTAATTTAGCTGTAGATATGCCCAGTTCTTCATCCTTTGCCTCTAAGGACGCGACCAGTTCATTTATCTTATCAGCAGACTTATTCAGAGCGTCTTCAGTTTCTTTACGCATCGCAACTTCTTCTTTTTGCTTAAAGATGCTGTCAACGATGTCTTGAACATCTTGAGTAAGTTTATCAGCCATGAACTAAACCTCCTAAAATAAAAATTTCATAACAAATTACCACAATTACCAACCTCACATAAGCATTCTAATAATTAAATTTTGAACCATTTCCTTATCCCAATTCATATTAAACTAATTACTAAAACTTCTTCTCCAAATCTGATTAGTATGCGTACTATCAAAGTTATAAGCAGTGCCTAACATAATTAGAATATCAAAATCAATATCCCCTGGAGCAGCTGATGATTCTAATGTAACTACATTATTCGCTGTATCTTTTATTATATGGTAATTAAGAGCTCCACCATCAGCTGATAGTGGCGTTGCCATAACTATTGCATCTGCAACACTATGATTATTAAATGAAACACCGCTAGATACCACTACTTCGGTGGTACCAGATGCCAATGTAACAGTTGTGCCCCATACAAAAGGGAGCCTACGACCATTACCCAGATTTCTAAACAATACGGCTTCGCCATCAGCAGCATTTACTCTGACAACTTTGGGCATACTTTTTCTTGATCCAGTTTGTGCTTGTGGCATGAGCGATTTCCTCCTATTTTAAATTTTGTAATTCTAATTCGTGATCAGATTTTACAACAAACTCTTTAACGTAGCCAAAAGATCGCCTCTTTTATCTTTCGCAACTAGGTCAGCTAATTTGTGCTTAGTATAATCACGAGTTACTTCTATTATCTCTCTTCTAATACATTCTGGATGATCAGCTCCTCGTGAAGGAGATGTACATCCCGTATCATATAATGCACACCAGTCTTCATGCAAAATTTTTGCATCAGGGCCTTCAAACGTGGCGTCTATTACGCGCCTTTTATAATCAACACAAATACCAGGACTTGTTTGCGTGCGAATATCATATGCATTAGGGCCTCCTTGCACACTAACAGGGGATGTAAAATCAATCGCCTTCTCTTTATTTTCAGCATCGTTTGTAGGTTCTAGTTCTACCACGATTTCACCCTCCTCCACTTCCTTCTTTTTAGCAGTTTCTAAAATAACAGATCTAGGATTAGCAGGATTTTTTACCAAGCCACATCCTGAAAACATCAACTCTCTTAAAACACGATCAATTTCTCCCTTTGCAATTTCCTTTCCCTTACGTAAAACCCTTGCCACACGCCCTAAGACATTGTCTGAAGCTATTCCTAAAGCTTCAGCTTCCTTTTTAGATAATATCACGTTGCCTATTTTAATATCATAATCCTGAAAATATGTTTCCATAGACAGCTTCCATTTATTATCCTGAACTTCCTTTGCCAGCTCTGGAAATCTACTTTTATATAAAATACCAGCTATCATTACATCCATTTCTATATTATTAAGCTCAGCATCTTCTTTATTCTGTAAATTCCCTATCTCTAGTTTTTGACCAGATCTATCAATAAAGGCACTTGAATAAATATGCCCAACTATATCTGTCTCTTCATGTTCTATATCTAAAGCCTTGTTATCAATAGTATTATGTGCCTTTACTAATTCAGAAGGCAAAAAGAATGCATGATTTAAATTTCCACCAGACGATACAAAAATTCCTGAAAAAAACAACATATCTGGTGTCTTGTTCTCTGGAAACTTAACTATCGAAGCAACTTCTTGTTGGAGTTCTTCAGTACATTCAACAAATTGAATATCTGCCTCAAGCTTTATTGGATCATAATGTGATTTCACGACGCTCCTCCCTTGAAAAAATAAACACTCTCCTATAATAAGAAGGGTTAGTTAAATTGATTGCCCTTATTGCCATTATGTGGTAAGAAACCCTGCCAAAAATGCATCAAATTGTTCTTCTGTCATATTTTCAACAGCATACGATATTAGATCTTTCTTGGTAAAGCTAGCTGTAGCCGGACCAGTGCCTGGTTGATTACTAGGCGACTGATTTGGCACTTTAGTCTTACTTTGAGGATTAGTATTGGGCTGCTTCTTCTTTGGCACTTGTCCTGTTGGGCGCCCTTGTGAAGGGGTTCCATTAGGAGCTCCGCCAGGCTGTGTAGCTGACTTTTGAAAAGGACTTCCGACGATGCCTAGAATGCCCTGCTTAACAGATGGCAGCTCTTTTTTCATATTATTAAATTCATTAGGATAGTCAAATCCAAGTTCTTCAAGAGCCGTTTCATAAGATAACATTCTACGGTCTACGAGTGATGAAATAGTGCTCATATATAATATAATATCTCTAAGTACTGCATTATCCCATCTAACTTTAGGAAATCTATCAAACCCAGCCGCTTCTGCTATCTGTGCATATTCATGATAAATCCATCTTTCCACCTGGGTTCTTGCATAATGAATTTCTTCTGTTAAAGTCTTTACTAAAAGTCCAGCTTCTCCCTCATTTACATTAGTTACACCATCAATTAGTGCCCTAGACATTGCCAGAGCGCCAGATATATCTTCATTAACTTGTTTATATTTATCTTGCCCCAATACAGATTCGATCTCAGGAGAGACAATCTTTTCTACTTGTAAAGTATGGTTCCAAACTACATCAAATGATTTTGAAGGAGTATTAAATAACTCAGCTACTGCTTCTAACTGTGCCTGCTCACATGCAGGAAATTGATCATTTCCTATAGTTATTTTAAGTATATAATTAGTAATACCATCTAATGTACTTAAATCAGCTTCTCTCAAACTATTTTTGTATTCCAATGAATCAAAAGCTTTAATACCACGAGGTTTAGCGTAACGCTCATATGGTTGCTTTCTATAGTCTATTTCTCCAGTAAATATAGGATCAAGTACAATGCCACCACCCTCTTCTACTGATTTCTTAAAGTCAGATGGTAATAGCTTGATAATTTCTTTTTCATCGTCAGTCATTTCACTAGGACTTTTCTTTATCAAATCTTTTAGTTCATCTGAAGGCTCTAGTGTAACCTTAGATCTCTCAAACAATAAACTACCTTCAATAGTAACTAGTAGTGGATTAAGTACTGTATAAGCTATTGGCATAAAACCTTTAGACCATACTTTCTTTTTTGCAGCTAATTCTTTTTTTAGTTCGTTTTCATCTGGTTTACGCCCGTCTAGTTGCTTTAATTTAGCATTTATTTTTTTAAGTTTAGCTAGTCTTATACGTTCAGCTCTTTCAGCCATCGCTCTAAGATCTCCCCTTGCCACTTTTTGACCTGGAGCATTGGTTACAAAATTTAGACCTGGCTCGTATTTACCTATTATCTTATAAGTTCTTACCATACCAACTCTAAAAAAATCAAAAAATATCCAATCCAACATCTGTTTAAAATGCACGTCAAAGTTCCATACGTCGTAAAAAAGTTTTATTTTATCATCATCTATATCGTTTTCAAATCCTTTAGAAGCCAGATTAGTCAATATATCTATGTGAGCTCCATAAACATCAAACTCGTAATAATATTTAATAGCTCTCTTATAAATTTCATGTGGATCTGAAGTTGACGGACTTGTCTTAACCAAATCCAGTATTGATCTATCTATAATATCTCGTCTTACAGTAGAAGCCATCCCTCTTCTAGCAGGTAGATGTAAATTAATAGCCTTTTCTGTCGGCAAAGAAGCTAAAACTTTATCAGTAGGCTTTAAGAAAAATGTAGATTTGCCAGTTGCTTCATCTACCTCTACTTTCTGTATACCTATATCTGGATATTTAGTTTTAAGGTCTTCTGTAAATTTAGTAAAGTTCATCTATAATACTCCTTATTTTACTCCTTATGCATTTGATGTAGCAGCTATACCATCTCTTGCAGTATCTAAATCACCAAAATCTTGCCCATCACTAAGAGAAGAAATTGTTACATATTCAATACTATTTGAAAAGCCTGAGGTTTCATTACCACCGCCAAAAACACCCCTATTATTAGCACCGCTAGAAGCAGCAGCTGATGTTTCCCTACCAACACCTAAATCTCCAAAATTAGCAGCGTTGCTTGTGGATGATATTGTAATGTAATCTATATTATTTATCTTACCAGGGCCTCCACCACCAAATATACCTCTATCATTAGTTCCATTTGAAGTACCAGCTGGAGAATGTCTCTCAGTCGTCAAATCACCAAAAGTCTGAGCATCAGCAGCTGATGATATTGTAATGTAATCTATAAAGTTTGAACTAACAGTTGTGTCCGTGCCACCAGCCCACACTCCTCTATCCCCAGTACCGTTTGAAGTGCTGCCCGCCACATATCTAGCGACAGTTAAATCACCAAAATTCGTTGAATCACTAAGAGATGATATAGTTATATATTCAATGATATTACTAGGAGCAGCTACATATGCACCTCCAAATACACCTCTATCACTAGTGCCGTTTGAAGTAGCCGCTAGACTCTGTCTAGCTACAAATAAATTTCCAAAATCTGCAGCATTACCAATAGATGAAATAGTTATATAATCAATGTCATCTTTATTACCAGCGCTATAACCACCACCAATTACTCCTCTATCAGTAGCTCCATTTGAAGTAGCTGCTAGAGCCCTTCTTGCTACTAATAAATCACCAAAATCGTCAGCATCTGAAAGTGTTGAAATAGTGACATAATCCATAGTATTTGTAACGGATCCAGTATTACCTCCAGCCCATACGCCCCTACTATTACCTCCACCAGATGATACGCTCTTAGTCACAATGCTAGATAAACTAGATTTACTAACTCCAAATATCTTAGCCAAATTCTCAATGCTGACTTGCATGAATTTTGAAATATCAGCCATTATGTTTTCTCCTATTATATTTTATTAATTTTTATCATAATGCCATACAAAAAACAAAACATGCCCCTATTATATCATGGTTAGTTTACTTTACTTTAGTCAAAACAGCAGCTTCCAAATGGCCCTTACTAAGTTTACCTATATTTGAAGTTGGGCTGAACTTAGCTCCAGGACTATGCTGTCTAACATATCCATTGCCATGTAAAATTTTTTCTTCTTCTATGCCCTCTCTGTACATCTCTCTAACGCCCCAGGCACCAAGTATAAGCGCAGAATATAAATCCTTATTTTGACCTTTTTTAGGCGTATCAAAATGCCTTATACCGCGAGGCGTCTGTGTAACTACTATGTTTAATAGTTGTGATTTCAATAGTTTAATCTGCTCATATAGTTTTTCAGCAATAGGATTGGACGATAGAGGCATTGCAGGAAACAAAAGTTCTTTATGCTCAAATAGTGCCAATGTGTCAAAGTTAGCATCGTTTATCCATGAAGTAGTTGGGTTTACTAATTGTAGAATTCTTTTACCGTGTTTGCCTAAAGTAGCTTCATCATCCATGTCTAATATAGGCTCATGTTCATTATATCCCTCTTGTAATAAATCCCTTATAGGTTTACCACCACCCTGCGAATCCATAAAGATTCTAGTTATATTAAAAATATCCGTCAGATTTTGTAGTTCTTTAACCATTTCTTGCGTGGTCTTTTTCTTAAGCTCTTTTACATAAACTATCTTATAAGGATTACTTATTTCGATTATAACAACTCCGCACGCAGCCGCCCCTCCCTGATTTGGATCAACCCCCATTACATATTGTCTGCCAGAAGTACCAGTCAGCTGTATACTAAACTTACTTTGATTTGTACATGCCTCGAGCATAGAAGCTTTGAAGAATCCATCACTATCAGAAACCATAGCAGCTTCGTACTCCATAATAAACTCTATAGTAGACATAGTTCTTTTAGCTTCCTTTATATTTCCCTCATCAAGAAACGCTGGAGGCAACAATTGATACGGCACTTGGTGTACTGCATATTTTGTGTTCTCGCCTTCTTCTTTTATTGCATGCCAATAGGACTTCATTCTATCCCACATATGATTAAATTTAAAAAATCCAGATGATGTCATAATCATCTTATTCGCAGCATCTTCTACAAAATCATATTTAGTAGCTAGTCCCTTTCTAATCAATTCTTCTCGTCGTTCAAGCTCACGAACCTTTTGCATAGGCTCAAGAGAAACAGCGCCAAAAGGTCTGATGACTAAATCTATGATATCTGGCGTCATTTGGGCTAATTCATCTATTTCAATTAAATAAAAACGAGACCCACGAATTTTAGCACCATCGACTCCAATTGGTAATGCTTCTATGTAGCTCCCGTTAGATTTATCAGTCGCTCTAAATTTTAAATAACAAGTATCAGATCCTCTTGTAGGTCTTTTTTCGCAAGCCTCTCTTAATATAGATGATCTCTGATATAATTTTTCTACTTCAGAGAAGATCATTTTAGATTGACGAAAGGAGGGGCCAATAAGACCGACTCGGTAGCCAGGATATAAAAGTGTATGTAAAACAGCATTTAGACCAAGTAAAAATGTTTTGCCGAATCCTCTTGCGCATACTGAAATAGAAAAGTTCTTAGACCACATGTCACGTAATACAACGCGTTGAATCGGTGCTAAATCTACCCCCAAAAGATCATACGCCGCCATTACAGGATCATTGCGATAATATTGGATCATATTCGCTCCCTGTTTTATGACAACGTCTATATTGTCATACAAGTCTACAAACGCCAATTGGTATCTCTACTCCTCTTTGTTTATTACATCTGCATCTTCGTCATTCCTATTGCCTATTAACATATCAGACTTTAGGACATCATCCTCTTCTATTTTAAATGCATACGTTCTCTCTAATAAAGCATCTTTTTTTTCTGAATCAAACGCTACAGCCAAATCTACAATAGAAAATCCGCTATATTTTTTGGGATCAATTCTATCTTTTCGACGAGATGCTAGGTTTTCCTTAAGTTTTTCTGTTTGCTTTCTAAGCTTCTCTATAGCAGTGGATGAGTCTATATGTGCTATAGTGCTAACCTTACCTGCTTTCAGTAATCTTATTTCTAAGACCCTGTTCATAGCTATAGACATTATATCATCCATATCATTTGCAGTGAGCTGTTCTTCATCAAAGTCTTGTAGATAAACAGATATCAATCCTTCATACATTTTTTTCTCTTCTGGCTCAAAAATATCATCTGAAGGTATCAAACTCTCTAGTATCTCTTTAAATTTAGGTGGTTTCTTTGGTCTTCCTTTTTTAGCCATATACCCTCTATACTATTGAATAAAATTCTTTTAATAACTCTGGATCACATTTTTCTTGTAATTCTTCTCTTAATATCATTAAAAATTCTGGATTAGTGTCATGTCCAAAAAGATGTTCTATATCAGATCCTATGCATATTTCTATTTGTTTAAGATAGGATAATCTTTTCTCTGTTAATATACTATATTCTTCATTATCTATCTCTTCTTTATTATCAACTACCCATTCCGAGGCCTCTTCAGATATATAACTATACTCATTGGCTATACTATCGGCTAAAGAATCTCTTCTCTTAAAATACGCTGTTAATGATTTAGATATTTTATCCTTAGTTTTTTCTGAGTGCTTACTACCCTGCCTACCTTTACTAATCTTGTTTTTAGTTTCTTCACTTAATCGATATCCAAAAGGCCTCCCCCTTGGCTTTTTAGCTGAATACGGCTCCACTTTATCTACCCCTCCACATCGACATCATAGATTGAACATTTAATCAGTCTGGCAGATCCAAATAACTCTACCGACACTGTTAATTTTTCACCGTTAATATCTACCACTGTACAAATCATTCCTTTGAAAGGGGTGCCTATGAGTTTATAAGAATGATTTTCTTTAATCTCAGTAGCAGGCATTATATCCTCATATTTCTGTTCGGACATCTTCTTTATATCTATAATTTCTTGCTGAGAACATATTCCCAAATAATCTTTAATCCATAAACAATTTTCTAGTCTTGAATGAATACTATTAGTATAGTTGTATTTAATAAATATGTAATTACTATACAAAGGAATATCTTTTTTCTTCCAACCAGATTTAGTTGAATATTCTTTTACTACTGTAGGATACATATATGTATCTATTTCTGAAACACTTGTCAAAAATTCCTCTACTTTCTTATATCGTTGAGGATTTATTACCCAAACATGCCAATTATTCATCTCCAATCCTTTCCACCTTCGTTGCTTTATTACACTGTTTACATCCAACCATAACAGTGTTTTTGGGCGCAGAAAGTATATATCCACATTCCACACATTCAAACCAATCGTGCTTTTTTGGTTTCTGTGGTTTTGAAAATGAGAACGGTAAGTTTTTATGATCATCAGCAAATTTACTTTCTCTATGAATCTTTTCTCTATGCCTTTGTTCCCCACCTGCTGGAATCCATCTTCTAGGCGTTGATCCTGGAGTTAGTCCTGCCATGTTATACCCCCGATGTAATATGGTTTACATGCACAAACCGTTTACTACAAACATAATCTGAAATATATACCACAAGTTCCCATGGTTGATAGTCAGATAACGGCTTTTTAGCTTCACCATTCGACCATGGCCCGTAATGGTAAAAAATTCCATAGTATATCTTCAATGCTGACTCTCTGTCCAGCTTATCAGTAAACTTTGACTTATATACATCCGCTACTTGCATAGCCATCACCTGTGGATGAGTCTTAATCGTATGACCACTCTGGGTCATGCCTTGCTTAGCCATATCATGTAAAAGAGCAGCTGCGCATATCTCGTCTCTATACTGTTCACAGTCCAGTCCTCGGCTTAATTCATAAGCCATAGCAAATACTTTTTTAGTATGCAACACGGTTCCGTCAGGGCCGAGCTCTTCGATAGGATGATATTTCCCACTTGAACTTGATGGGCAATCAGTAAACACATAATCAGGTGCTTGTTTAAGGCACTCTTCTACAAATTCCCTGATGGCTGGATTTATTATTAGTTCTAACTCATTTTTAAATACTTCTAACCTTTCCTTTGTTTCCATTTTAATTCTCCTTTTATATAAAAAAACCAGTAATTACCTAGCGCGTATTACTGGTACATTTATGTCTAGATTTATTTTATCCACTCTGATACTTGGATCCTGTGCATTATATCCTGGTTGAGGTTCAATACGCCAATGTCGATTAGGCTGACCAGCATATTGTAATCTCATGTTATCAAATCTACGCCTATCATCTCTAACCAAAGTCGCTTCATAATCATGTCGTATAAAACGAGGATTAGTAAAATCAGAATGTGGTATAGCCATTTATATCCTCTCTTTTAGAGCTGCATATTCTTCATCGTTCTTAGATTGTGCAATTTCTTCGGCGTTTGATTTCATAAAATCCATTAAGTTCATTACAAACTCTGGAACTCCTTCGCCTTTCCATTCATACGAAACACTAAGATACTCATCCTCATTTGTTTTAACACCTACTCTTGCACTTCTATAATCACCGTGCTTCATAATTTCAGTGCCAACTATCTCGTCGGGCATAATCTTTATTACCATTGGTTTACTTGCCATTGTACATCTCCCCTCTTTCCATTAATTTTTCTAACTTCATGATGGCCGGCAAAATCTTTCTTGCTGCCTCATATAGGTCATCTAGTGTACCATCGTTCTTGATTTCAATATCAAAATCTTTATAGTTATTTAATGCCGTTTCTGACTCATGATCCATGCCATGAATTTCTGCAACTTCATTTCTTGTAATCTTAATAAGAATGCCTTTATTTTCTTTTATATAAGCACATTCGTTTAAGTGTCTTACATCTGTTATAATAACATTGTCATAATTCCGTTTTTTAATTTCCTGGTCTAAAGCATACACCCAGTAGTCGCTTTTGATCTTTCGGTAAAAACTACCCAATTCCTGCATTATTTCTCTAGGAGTCCAGTAAATACATTCATCCTTGTCAAATCTCTCATCAGGTATTTCTCTAAGATTCTTTCCTCTTTCCCATAATTGATCATCACTCAAACCAAAATGATCCCTACACATAGTTTTTAATTGTGTAGCAAATGCCATGGATTCATAATATATCTGTTTATGATTAAATGCTGTAATCAAATATTCTGCGAATTGATTTTTACCACTTCTTGCCTTTCCTGTAATTCCTATTTTCAAATCTTAATCCTCCTTAATCCTTTTGTAACCTTTTCCACTTCCGTCTTAAATTTTTTGAACTGGTGTTTGCTTTCCATAATAGATTTTTCAAGTTCTTCTGTTGACTCTTGCACTCTATCTATTGGTATTAATTTTACTATATATTCCTCACAACCCTTTTGTTTATCTAAGTTCAATGATTCGATTTCTCCCTCATCATCAAATTGCACCCAATATCTAAAAATCATTATTGTACCTCAACATGCCATGTGGCATAATCTATTTCTGCCCCAAGAGTTTTTACGTCTATTCTCATGTTTTCTAGCTCATTGAACAACCAGTCTATGTTTTCACATACATTTTTAGTAGCTGTTATTAGCATACTCTCAAAAGCATTCAATTTTTTTTGCATAGATTCTTTTATAGCTTCAGCATCTAAAATGCTTAATTCTGTATCGTTAACTTTAATGATGGCGTCAGCCTTTGCCCTTTGTATCGTGACAGAAAATTGTTGGTACTTCCTACAAGACTCTTTCAATTCTTGTATCCTGCCATCGATTAAAGTTTTGTTCATTTTAAATTCTGTCTTTTCTTCAACAAGTAGTGCATTAATATAATCTAGTAAATTATTAATGGACTCCTCGATGTAATCCTTCTCTTTAATAGCCTCTGATAAAAGCATTTACTTCACCTTTGTTTTATTCCACAGGAGTAATTTCCTGCGCTTGAATACCCTTGTCTGTCTCTACTAGCGTAAATTCTACTTTCTGTCCAGCTCTAAGCGTCTTATAGCCGTCCATCTGGATGTAAGAAAAATGAACAAAATATTCAGTAGACTCGTCTCCATCTTTTAGTACAAAACCGTACATTAATGTTCATATAAGGTCGCTAATCTTATACCGCTTTTAAAAGCAGCTCATAGTTTCCTATGAGATCAGACTATATCAAAACCATTTAAGGTCTCCCCCGTTTCGATTCGCTTGAATCTACGAGCCTATGCTCTAGTCGTTGAACGTGCCCTTTCGGGATTCGCTGCTGATTGTCCTCAGCCTTATTGTAGGATGTCCCAGCAATTAGAGGGATTTCGACATAAGGTTTCCCCTATGAAGGGCCACTATGTACCTCGTTCTGAAGAAAACCATTTAACTACTCCACTAACTCTTTCGTCTCCCATTAAACTAATTCCTCCTAATTAATTAATTACCAAACACATAATTCCCATTGTGCCTGGTGCGTACATTTGGATTAACATATATATCAAAACCTAATTTTCTAAGAGTTCTACAAGCATAATAATCCTCAGAATAATATTCTTTATTAAATACCCCTGTTTTAAATATATCAAACATTTTCACACTAGGATCGGCATCTCCCCTAGTATGAGGATTACTATAATACACATCACCATTATCCTCAGCGTGATAAACTAGTTCATTAACAGCCTTTCTAGATAATAACAAGACAGCTGTGCCTAATTTGTCTACCTTTAATAAATCACCCTCTTCTTCAAGTATTTTACCTGTGTTATAAACGGGGTTGCCTTCCGCATCGTGGCCCTTCAAAGCCACCGGAGCTCCTATAACATCTTTATCATGAGATAGAAGTTTTATAAGCTCATTTGCATGAAGATAGATGTCCGCATCCAAAAATAACAAATATGTTGGGCCTACCATTCTATAAAAATAAGAGGCCAAGGTATTTCTTCCCCTCGAAATTAAACTTTCATTTCCTAGAGTCATAACAGTGAAGGGTATTTTTGACTCATAGTATGAAATCAATGAGTGTAGGTAGTCAGTGTGGCATTGACCGCCATAGCAAGGCGTGCCTATAAATAAATTAATACTCATAATATAATCCTTATAAAGTGGCTAGATAATCGTCTATTTCTTGTTGTGTCATTGACCTGTTTGTGATAGTAGACTGAGGCGTAGGATCTGTTTGTAAAATAGTTCCAAATGTGGCATTCATATCAAATGTGCCTTCCTCGCCCACCCATATAATTTCGCCGGTTCCAGAAATCGTAATGCCAGTTGCACCAACAGGTGGTTTTTGTCCTGGTGAAAGTTCAAATGCGATATAATCTGTTACCATAGTTTATCTCCTCGTTATTATTATAGAATATTATTTGTAATTTGCTAGATAAATACTAATAAAGCATTGATTACTATTTTTTTCTTAATATAATATTTTTGATCCCTTTTTTAAATTATCTTCTGCCCGCAGTATTTGTAAATTATCTTGGTGGTGCAAACCACCTTTCGATAAAGGCACTATATGGTCTACATGAAACAATATTTTTCCAGCTCGAGCATTGATATCACTACAAATTTTATATATTCTACTAATTTCTTCTTGATTTGCGTCCAAAGGTGTTTGTTTTAATTTCCACGCTCTACGCTTTGCTGCTTTTGCATTATTATAAAACTTGGTACCAGTTAGGCCGTGTTTGATCCTCTGTTTAGCTAGAATAGACATCCTTTTTAGTGTCTTCTCTGAGTAAATCCCGATCTTACCTTTATTCCATGGGATGGATCCTTTTTGAGATTTAGAATTCTTTTCTTTAGACTCTTCACTGTGTTTTTTACCAAACATAGGATTATTTTTGCCTCTATTTGCATCAGACATTTTTCTTCTAGTTTCTTTTGATACTGCTGGTCTATTTTTCCATGAATCTGATAATTTTTTTCGTGTCTTGTCCGAAACAAATTTGTTACTATTTGCTTCAGAAGCTTTTTCTTTTTGAAAACAACCGCAGGATTTTGTATGGCCGTTTTTTAAATTACTACCACAGATAATTTTATTACTACCACAGTCACATCTACACTCCCACATTGTTTTACCGTACTTATTATTATGAGTATATCTCAATACTATAAGTCTTCCAAATCTCATTCCAACTAGATTACTTTTTTTAGCCATTCAGTTCGTCCACAGTATCACTAGTTTTGTCTTCCAAATATAAATAATCTTCTGATATTAGTTTCTTTAGACCAATTCTACGCATTGCGTGCTTATATTCCTCCTTGAATGTGTTGTGCATCTCATCCAAAAAATCATACAGCATGGTGACATTAGGATATTTACCCTCAGTGGTTAATCGTTCTACATTGCTTAGATAAATTTGAACCAGTTTAAGTGCAGTGTGAGGATTGACTCCGTACTGTTCCAAGTACTCATGGGTACCACAGTTTAGCCTGCCAGTCATTTCCACGTCTCGAATTGTATGAAGAAACGCGGTCTTTACGTGCTCCTCTACCTCACACTTTTCAAAATCTTCCTCGTCCCAATGATCAGGAATATTGTAAGATTCTTTTATTTGACTATACGCATCTTGATACATTCCTACTTCCTTCAAACTTCCTTCTATATAAAGATTTGTATCTGCTATATTCGCAGCTTTTTCCTGAACTTCTATTTCTATAGATTGTATATCAAATTTAATTTCCTGTAAATCTACATCTACTTCAGTAACAGATAATTTATCTTCAAGGCACCGCCTTTTGTACAACAGCCTATCCATCTCAAGTTTTTCTTTTCGGAGGCGAAAAATATTCTCTTTAAGTGCTCCTCGTTTACGTTCTATCTTAGCAAGACATTGTTTTAGTCTTCTATATGGGGACTGTGAAATCATATTCAAACTCATTAGCTTTCCAGTAGCCTGTGAGTTCTGCCTGCCAAAAACATTCGTAGCTCTGTTTATCTCTGGCATATTCTCAGCTAGTTTAGCAAGTTTAGCGTCATTAAAAACTTTAAAATCAACTATGGATGTACTTCCTGGATCAGCGCCTCGTGTAGAAATCTGCATAAACACATTGGACTTATCAATCAATTTATCTGCCTGAGTAGTTATATCTCTAATTTCATTTATAGGCACCAGCTCTTTAGTCTTTGTCTTTCTTGACATATTAATTCTCCTTTATAGTATGGACGCCATTAAACACCCATGACTGACACAATTCATCGGGTCTTTGGCTCTACGTATTTCTTTAATTTCAAATGGGAATTTCTTTGCTTCTGCCTCCATCCTAAATCTCTCCGTGAAATTAGTTGCCAGTGTCAACCCACCTGATACTACTATCGGTACCGGGTCTCTAAATAATGGGAGCTTTGACCTCTTCAGTTCAAAGATAATATTATCCAACACATATCCTATCAGAACTCCGTAATAAACAGCTATAGCTTCTTGTATCTTTCCTTCGGGTTTAAGCAAATCTACATTTGATTCTTCCTTCTCAATCTGTATCATAGAGGCACTCAAATCCAAAGCTTTGCCTACAGATTGATCTATCCAGTCTCCACCCTTAGTGACCGAAAACTGCAAAATAGGGTCTCCCTCATATACAACAGCCGTATTTGCCATCCCGGCACCTAGACTTACACAAAGTCCCGTCAAGTTATCATCTAAAAGTTCAGAAAAGGCAACCGCAAACGCCTCATTTAAAGAAGTAGAGTCAAACCCCATCTCCCTCAAATAAGTCTTTATCATAGCCTCATGATAAAATATATCAAAATCTCCATCTACTGGTTCAGCAGGAATAGAAAATACCAGCTTATCACTTCCATTGCCTTTACCAATAATACTTTTAATAATCAATTTTATCATTGGTAAAGAGCTTTTTTCTCGCGGCGATAAAACTCCTCTACTCATAGGTCGCCTAGCTTCCATATTTCTCTCATTCGCCATTCTCAATGCATCCTCTCCTACTATAAAAAAATCATCGCCGTCTACAATAAAATTTGCTTTTCTACTCTCCAGAGCCATTCTAATACTCTTTTTGTTTACCTCTGATCGAGGCTTAATTTTAAAAAAAGCATCTCGCTGTTTTTTGTACACTGGGTTTCCATCATCTCCCATTGTAGCATGCACAATCATATTTGTGCCCAAATCTAGCCCATTACCCTTACTCATTTTATAATCCTCCTTTACATCTTAATTCATGATATTTACAACCATCTTGTTCATGAATTTCCTTATGACAAACTTTACAAAAAGTTATACAATTATCCACGTCAGCTGATTCAATGGGGTTTTGAACAACACCAATAATATGATGGCAATGGAGTTCAGCATAGGATTCTCCACACCTTTGACAAGTCCAACCATCCCGTTCAAAAACCATTTGCCTTAGTTCTGGTTGAACCTCACGAGACGTAGCTGGTTTAAAACCTTTTGGATATTTTCTTTGTCTAAATATTGAACATGTCTTTTTGCACCCAGTAGAGCAATACAGTCTTAAATCCCTATTACGGCCATCATTACCATTAGTACCATTAATAACCTGAACTCTACACAGCACGGACGCCCTTGTTGGTAAATACCATTTTCCACAATAAGTGCATTTCACTTCTAACAATCTTTCATTTTCACGAGCTCGCCTAACTTCATCCATAGGGTATAATTGTACAGCATAGGTATCATACAAAACTAACTTTTTTTCTATAACCCCGCCCTTCCAATTAATGTGCTCACAACCTGGCAGTGCAGGCTTACAATTTTTGCGCATATTCTCTTTATAAAAAGTTGATCCGAAACCACATTTCTTACTGCACCAGCCATACTTTCTAGTTTTTTCTCTATTTTGTAATTGTAAATAAGGATCTCCACATACATCACAACTATCATTATACACATAATAACTTCTGTGGCCACTAGGGTAGTTTTTTCTCCACTTACCAATCTTATTACTATACGTCAAGTTCTCTAGATTATCCCAACAAATTTTCAAAATATATAATCCTTATTTTAATTTTAGTAAGTTCCTTAATTTAGCCAGGTCGCTTGTTATATCTTTTTCCGGCACGTCTTTTTGTTTTTTCTCTTCCTTTATTTCTATATGTGAATCTAACTTCTTCTCGTTTTTTGTTTCAATAGGATCTATAAAGATCTTCGTTTCCAGTTCGGGTCTTTTCATTTTACTACCGACCAATGGGCTTATAGAACCGTCTGCTATTTTATTATATAACTCATCCATTTTATTTTGTAGGTTTTTAAAGGATGAATTTGTTTGTTCATAGTATTCTTCTTTGCTTGTTATGAAAGCCTTAGCTTCTGCCAGAGCAACATCTTTTTCAACCATATTTTTGGATAATTCACTATTCGTACTAGAGAGCTCTGATAGTTGTTCTCTAATTCTATTTATTTCTTTTTCAGACCTATCATACAATTCTTTCTTAGTTTCTAATTCAGTGGTTAGTTTGGATATTTGTAAGTCCCTTTCATTAATTTTATCTAAGGCTTCCTTTGAAATAGTAGGAGTTTCAGATATTTGAGCCGTTAGTCGTTTAATTTCAGCATTTTTATTTATTAAGGTTTCTTCCACACCAGCGTATTTTTTATTGGTGGCATTAAGCCTGTCGTTCAGATTACGAAGTCCACTATCATAACGCTCTTTTTCGGACTGTTTAGTATGATTGACAGCTTCTTCTATCCTTTTTCTGACTTCTTCCAATGGTAAATATCCTGATAAATCAACTTCTTTCACTGATTTCTTTACATCATTTTCCATGTGAGGCACAAGGCCATCATTACCAGTAGTTACCTCTCGTCTAATCATCTCCTCATGCATCAATCTTTGACGCATTTGTACATCTCTTGGGCCACCTCTACCAAGGTGTTTGCCAGAATCCTCTTTGTTATATTTAATCCTTGATGCCATTTTAACTCCTTGCCATAAAAACTTTATCTATTAAGCCGTATTTTTTGGCCTCATCAGCACTCATATAACAATCTCGGTCAAGATCTTTTAATATTTTTTTAACTGAATGCCCAGTAATATTAGATAATTCCTTTATCATTATCTGATTCACAACTTCAGCTTCATTAATCTGGATTTTCATATCTTCAACATGGCCATGAGCGCCACTAGAAACTTGATGTAGCATTATCCTTGCATTTTTAAGAGCATATCGTTTTCCCTTAGTGCCAGATGCCAAAATAAATGCAGCAGCACTAGCCGCTTGTCCAATACATACCGTACTAATGTCAGGCTTTATATATTTCATCGTGTCAAATATTGCCAATTCAGCACTAACAAGTCCTCCAGGACTATTTATATACATCGTTATGTCTTTATCCGGATTATCTGATTCTAAAAATAGTAGCTGTGCCACCACTGAATTTGCCAAACCGTCTGTAAATTCTCTTCCAACAAATATAATTCTATCTTTTAAGAGCCTGCTCGAAAGACTGTAAGATCTTTCCTTGTTTCCTGATCCTTCAATTACATAAGGTACATCCATAATTCTCCTTTCATTAACACCTCAATTCATGATATTTACATCCATCCTGTTGGTGTATCCATTTATGACAATCTTTGCAAAAAGTTATACAATTATCTACATCAGCTGATTCTATTGGATTTTGAACAACACCGGTGATGTGGTGACAATGGAGTTCAGCCTCTGATTCTCCACACCTTTGACAAGTCCAATCATCTCTTTCCAACACCATTTTCCTGAGTTCGGGCTGAACTTCCCTAGAAGTTGCTGGTTTGAATCCTTTTGGCCATAATTTCTGCCAATAAATAGGACAAGCACTTTTACAACCATCAGAACAATACAGCCTTTGTTCTCCATTCATATAACCATTTAGTGCCCCTACTCTATTTTTGACATCCATTAATTTCGGAATGTGCCATTTTCCACAATACACACACTTAATTTCTAAAATATCCACATTATCTTTATTACGCCTAATCCTTTCAGCAAATGAAATTTGTGCAACATAGGTATCATACAGAGCTATATTTTTTTCATATACTCCGCCCTTATAATTAGGATTACCAGATCCACCAAACATCTTAGACATTTTTCTTTTAGTATCGTCAGAAACTTTCCTTATTTTAGCAGCTTCTGATAATTTGACTCGGTGTGCTTTCGATTTTGGTCCAGATAATTTTTGTTTTGTTTCCTCTGAATGTTTCTTGCCATAAAATGGATGATTTTTTGGGTCCGCATATTTCTCCTTCATTATTGTGGACATATACTCTCTCCGAGCCTCAGACCATATCCCGGGCCGTTTACAAGGTTTGGAACATATGCTTGTTGGTCTGGCTTTTAGCATCAAGAAAGATCCTCCACACGTTTCACATCTATCATTTTCTATATAGATTGCTGACCCTTTGCAAAAATTTCCATTCCTGGTTAAATAGACTCCCTCCAAATTATCCCAACAAATTCGCATTTATATATAATTCCTCCGTAATTCTAAAAATTTGCATACTATATGCATCTATATTATAGAATATTTTATTGATTTTGCTAGATAAATTATTAAAATGTTCCTGAAGCGATTGGCCAAGTCCAATTATAGTTAGCTAGATCAGCATACTCATCAAATCCATTAACTGTGGATTCAATGTCCTCTGACATGCTTCTAACGCTTGATCTATATGTTGTAACATCAGCTGGCACAACCGTGCTGGTCTCTGATTCTCTAATCACATACCAATCAGTATTATTTAAAATTGATCTAGCTTCAGTTTTTATCTTGGCAATTTTTTCTGATTTTAATCCACTCAATGTAGTTCTTTCTGTGATCGTATGTGTTCTTACTATCTCTCCAGCTACATCAACATCACTGTATCCAGTAGAACGATAGTGATGATCATCATAAGAAACTTCCCTAAATGGTTGTATGCCAATACCACTAAGCTGAGTCATATTCCACGATGTAAATATACTTGAAGCATATGTTTGATCATTAATTACCACTTTTTTTGGTCTATTAATTATTGATCCGTCTGGTAATTTCCACATTTGTTTTTTCCTCCCTATGTTATCTTGCATTACTATATTTGAACTAGTGCTCTAATCATTTTATTATCCATTATGAATGTATCTGAGCATTCGCATACTTAAAATCGTTTTTAAATTCCGTTTCAAGCCAATATTCTAATGTATAGACTGTACTAAGTGTATTCTTTGTTGTGGCAGATCTTACCTTTATTCCATTACTTAAAAAATCAAAATCACTTGATGTTCTATCATAATGAGTTCCATCAATACAAATATCTTCTGGGCATCCTCCACAAAATATAAATGGCCCATCAACACTGCCATTACCAGTGTAAGTAACTTGCCCGTCTTCGTCTTCTGTTCCGCAACTTGTGTAGGCAGTAAAGGATATTAGCGCTATTAAATTGGCAGAACATAGAGTTAAAAAACCAGCTGGTACATCATATTCAAAATTTCCATATCCATTATCATCTACGTTTCCAGTGGCCACATTTATTGAATCCTGACCGAAGTTGAAATATATACCATCATTTGTTGCATAGTGCTGTACTGCAGCGACAAATGAACCTGTTAAACCACTAAATGCTTCATTAGTTCCAGCAGCTGGATCCCCACTGGCTTGCCATGTACCATTTTTAGCCCACCAAATTTTTCCGTTATCAAGATCTAGAGCTACACTTATAATGTCGCCAGTAGTATAAGTGTCGCCATAAGTGCTGCCAGCTCCATTATTATATTTTTGACCATTATAACCTCTATAAGCATAATCAGTCGATAATGTCCACAAATTGGCATCCATATCACTTCGACTTGCAGAAGCAATACCAATAAATATATCCAAACTAACTTGATTGGTTATCTTAGCCTCCCAGTACCATTTACCTGCACTAACACCAAATGTCGAAACATCAGACCTATAAGCATTACTCCCGGTATGCACAAGTTTTAAATTACCCTCGGAAAAAGTATTTAGTATATTTTCTTGGATAGAGTTCAATGTACACCAGTTATTAGTGGGGGTGTCTGGCGTCACATCAGTACTAACTAAATTATTAGGAGTAAAATCATTGCCATTTCCAGACACATCATTTCCTATATCGCCAGAATCAGCAAAATCCAGATGAAATCCTGTAGTTCCATAAGATCCAGAATAAGCTTTAGGGATCCAAACTCCCGAACTTTCTTCACCAAAACTTCCAGGAGTTAGTTGTGATCCATCTATAAAATATACATCCGACATATAACCATCAAATAGAATAGCACTATTAATATATTGGCCTACATAATGAGCTACATTATCAGTCCAATTTACAAGTTGACTTGATGTAGCAGTATTTTCAGTTGCCCAGCTTGTTATTTCATTACCATTAACATAAATTCTACATCTGTTGGATGCCGTTCCCTCGGCGGTATTAATGGCAACAACAATGTGATACCAAGAACCAATATCTCTATACACCGCATTTGAAATTAATTCTGCATCTTGAATATTTGATATTACAGAAACATAACGTATTTGGTCACTCGCTGTAAATTCAAGCATATCATAATCGTCGGAAGACACACCAGCGCTAAATATCGCTTTTCTTCCAAAGTTGCCTCTCTTAATCCATGCGCTAAAAGTCATATTTCGTTGATTGCCAGCACTACTAGGAGTTCTATTCAAATAAGCACTATCACCGTCTTCAAATCTCAACGATTCACCTATAGTTTCAGAATAAAACTCACTAACAAAATTTATACCATATATTGAAGCTATATTAGCAGCTGCCACAGTATCTACTTTAGCAATATTCGCAATAGCAACTTCTGAAATTTCAGATATATCAGCCATTTATCTTCTCCTTAAGCTATTTCTATCATTGTATAATCAGGATTAAAATATATCTTGTCAGTATTAGTAGCAAACCCCACAGCCTGTACCTGTTCTCCAGTAGTTGATGGAGCAGTTTGCGTTAAGGCCCCAGTAGTTGCACTAACATATAATGTTCCACCTATTGTCCAACTCCAAGAAGTGTCTTTTACAAATCCTTGCATTAGG